CGGTAAGAAGCGTGAGTATGTGAGAAAGGGTATGTATGAGAAGGCTCTGGCTAAGAATAAGGCTGAGAGGGAAAAGACCAAGGCCAAGACCCCCACACCCAAGGCCAAGTGGTCTAACGCAAATAATAAACAATTCATGGAATTATTGGCACGGGAAAAGAACGCACAAAGAAAACTTGCGAATAAGATGAACAAGGCGAGACCTCTCAAGAATGGACCATTAGACCCAGCTGTTGCTTACGCTCTCAAGACCCCCAAAAATACCAAAAAGATAAACAAGTACGTGAACAGTCTATCGAATGATGAACGTAATATGCTCAAAAAGAAGATTTGTAAACCTTAAAAAAATATTTACCTATAATAAAATATGCAGCGCTCAACAATTTTAGTTGCAGTGGCAGTCATCCTCGTTGCGTTCTTACTCTACATGAACAAGACCAAAGCCTCTCCAGGTGGTAAAAAGTGGACTGTTTACGGAACCATGGGTTGCGGATGGACTCGTAAGCAGTTAGATTACATGAAGAAGACGGGTACTCCCTATACTTTCGTCGACTGTGATAAGGGTGGATGTGGTGGAATGGATGCTTTCCCCACCCTCAAGGGTCCTAACGGGGAGAAGATCGTTGGATACAACGAGGTTTAAATCATTTATTATTCAAGAGTTGATTGTATCAACTTATCAATAATGAAATACGGGAATTTTAACAGTATGTATTTTTTTTATGGATGATCATAAATCACAGATCGGTTAGCCTCACCTGTTCCATGGTCAACGTACACATCTCCGTTATTGTGAAGTATTAAACGATGCTGTCCAGATGGAACATTAGAATCGTGGGACATGTGACACTTCGTTGTACTACCGCTAACACACATGTTTCCGTCACCTTGGAAAGTGGCTGTGGCTGTTCCACCAACTTGATGTGACATTAAACACGCCCGAGCCTTTCCCGGTTCGTTTATGCAAAGATTATTGTCCCCCTGTAGAACCATGTTATACGATTTATTTGGTGGTTCCCATGATTCACTGCGTGCTAGAGAAGAACCAGAGTTTAGAATAGTCGCATCAGTGGGTTCGGGTAAGATTGAATCTACAAATTTATTAGAAGTTTCAGTGGAATCGGCTCCACCCGAGGTGGACTCGGCTCCACCCGCGGCTGGTGAAGGACCAACACTTTCACCACCACTCATCGTCATCATAGCTGAACTGGAAGAACAGCATACAATCAAAAGACCGACACCAGCTAACATAGGCATAGACATATTTGTTTTTATTACTATAGTCTGAGATTTTTTACTGATATGATTGGTGTTTCAACTTATCAATAATGAAATACGGGAATTTAAGGACACGAATAGTCTCTACCTTCACCCTGTCCGTGGGCGCTCCAATGCTGACCAAGTTTGTAAAGTGTAGAGGCTGTTGAACGCGCCGCGTAATCAGTACCAAAAGCATTTTGTAAATCTGGGTACCTCTCACCATAACACTTAAGCTCCGTCACACCTGGTGGGCACACGAAATCCTTATTTTCACCCATACCAACCTCGTAATAATGTTTACGCGCTAATTTGAGATTAGTACCCGCATATGCTTGTACCGCTGGGTAGCGATCAAGGTAGCATTGTGCCTCTGCATCTGAGAGAGTACAGGAATTGGAACGGTTTTCAGAACCATTTGTTGTATAGTTTGTGTAGTGCCCACCAAGAGCCGCTTTATCAGTGCCAAATGCAGCACGAAGATCCCAATACCTCGCACCATAACATTCATTTAATGATGTCTCGTCTGTGGGAATAGTGAAAGTTTCGTCGACCGAATCCACTCCATTACCATCTGGTGAAGGACCAACACTTTCACCACCACCCATCGTCATCATAGCTGAACTGGAAGAACAGCATACAATCAAAAGACCAACACCCGCGAGCATAGGTACGACTGACATTCTTTATTATATGTAATCTTTTTATTGATATGATTGGTGTTTCAACTTATCAATAATGAAATACGGAATCTATTTAGATACCGCGGACAACCTGGAGAGAGATGGAAAGAATGAACGCGTCGAGAAGACTGGAGATGGGCTTGAGCACAGAGATGTGCTTGGAAAGCGAACGGTTCCAGACAAGACGAAGAATGAAGGTACTGATGAGAACGTTAAGAGCGAAGATGAGAAGCTCGGTAATCATCTCGGATCGAGACTTGGCGTGAGTGACCTCGTGAAGCATTTTATTACATACTGATATTTTTTTCTAGGCCAATTACAAATGAAAGCCCTTCCCCTGAGTGGTTCGGAAAATAGGTTTACGAACAGGAGGTGGTCGACACCAAAGGGTATTGGGAATAATAATTGTTACGCCTATGCTGTGGGTGACTACGAGGCATATAGGTGGCAAAAATCTATCCCAGGTGACCGTTCGGGTCTTTCTAATGGTCATCACACGTATACTCATTGCACTGGACTTCCTAAACGCGTTATTTCCGATAATCCTAAGAGGATATACAAAGTTTCAGCGAATGAAAAATGTAAAAGGGGGTATTTCAAGGTCATGATGTTTGTTTCTCCTGGGAGACCGATGAATTACATTCGACAAGGGGATTTTCACTTTTACAAACAGCATGGGGTGGTTGAATATAAAATCAAACCTGGAGATACCATCAAAGCTGTAGCTAAATTCTTTAAAGTTCCCGAATCACGAGTAAAGAGGGGTGGTCAATTTAAGGTTGGTAAACGGATCATTTTTAAGGCCAACGTTTTCAGTCACAAGCGGGGCTGGGCGACTGGCCCACTTCTCACTGATGCTAAAGGTAAAGCCATTACCGACCCTCGTACAGCTTCGAGGGATTATCCGGGTCTCAACTACAAAAAGTATTGTAGCTCATTCTGTGTCAAAAACACTGGAATCAAAGTCGGTAAGACTCATCCCAAGGTCAGTTAAGATACTCTCGATATCTTCTTCTTGATCCACATCAAAATTAATATCAAATAAATCTAAAACGTCAAATATAGACCCCTCATTCAAGGACACAGAATTCGCCGTTGCTGTGTAATTGTTTTGTATAGTGACTGTAATTTTAAATTGTGAAGCATCTAAAACTTTCCTGCATGTTGGACACGTATTCTTACCTTGATTTTTCCATTCCTGTAGACAGTGGGAATGAAACATATGTCCGCATCGAAGTGGAGGATTTATCCTCGTACACTTGACTTCACCGAGACATATGGCACATGTTGACATTCTACAAGATGGTATTAAAGTTTTTTCGTGGATTTAGCTCAGTTAGTAAATACCGGGCATTTTGAGAAGAGGTTTATCACATGTATTGCAAGGACCCTTACCCTGCTCCGCCTCTTGTATCTTGGCGACGAGCTGGGGTCCCTGCTTCTGGAGAAGCTGGCGGTAGGAGTAATTATCCTCGAAAGAAATTCCATTTTGCTTCATGACATAGTTGTTAAAGAGTTGGGCTGAAGAGTTTATGGTGAAACACCGACCATCGGCCATACCAAGTCGCTGCGACATATTTGTTATTATTACATTAGAATTTAATTTGTCTATTGGTGACTGTTCTCATCCAAGAATTGAATCCTTTTTCCCTCAGTACTTTGATGAATGATTCACATTTATATCCCAAATAAATATCAAACACGTCAGTCTCTTCTGTGTGTGATACCCTGATTTCGGGTTTCTCATTTATATGGTTGTTGATAATGTTGTAGGCGAACGCAATCTCCTTGAGGGTCTCCGCCCCTGTGATGATAATCTTACCGGTACTGAAGATACTGCACGTAATTTCCTTCATATCCTCTGAAGGTTTAAACTTGATCTTCACAGCGGAATACCTATCCGGTTCAAAAGAAACCTTGAAAATGTCGTCGTACTCCTCGAACCAGTTCGAGACGAGATGGAGGTTGATGTTGTAGTTGAGGCTGAAGTTGGAGTTTATCATCACCACACGGAATGAATCCACAGGAACTTTGATTTTCAAACCCAAAAAAGTTTTGAAAATATGAACGAGTTGTGTGATGATGCGTTTGCAATCGAAGAGATCACAGCATCCAGCCACCTGGATCGAACCGTTAGGGAAAACCTTCACAGACTTTGTGCTGTAGGTATCATGGTATGTTAGGGTCACTTGGTTATAAAACGTTGTAGGTTTGAGCTTCCACTCGAAACCCTCAGTTTTCGTACCCGATCGTCTCATCTTATACGAACCAATTTCTTCGAATAAACCTCGAAGTCGCTTTATATCAATGGTCTGGATAAAGCTCGACACCATAGTGATGGTTGTAATTTTGACCCACGAGGGTCGGGTCTCGTCGGGAAGAGCTTTTCGTATCTCATCGAGTGTCAAGAGATACGAAAAGCTATTATTTGCAATAGTTGAGTACATTTTTGGACATACTTTTTATAACGTGGGTGGCTCACTTAGGTGTTTAAAGATGAGACTCTCCATTTAAGTACATGACCTCTTTCCTTAAATCTGCAAAGCATGTTTTTGATGTAGAGTCTGACCTCTCCTATGTTGAGATTGTCTATGACCGGTACAAGAGGAATAAGGGGTACTCTACATTCACAGATTATATTAATACAGAACCTCTCGGGGATTGGGTATCAATCAAATCGGACGAAAAGTCAATACTCTATGAGAAGTTTCTTGATACGATGGTAAAAAATACCCATGAAGTGCAGCAACGTATGGCTGAACTTTCAATCGAAAGTTTCTTAACTTACGATCAGGATATTCGTAAGTACGTACGTGTCGTCCACGCGGTTAAGATTCTAGATCCAACATTCCAGCCACCTCGTATTAACATGGAGAGTGCTTGGCAAGTGGAGTTTATTAAAAAGTTTTGTAAACAGAGCGTCGACGACGCGATTCAAGAATGTAAAAAGAAGTCTCGTCTCAAGTATTTCTTCAACGTACTAAAATTAATAGAATTAGAGCAATAAGAACCGCGATAAGAATCCACTTCCAAGGTTTTTTCCTATCGGAAACACCAACCTTAACTTTCTTCGGTTTTCCACATCCTAAACCATAATCGATGTTGCGTCGTGGATGAAGTGTTTTGTCCATTTGGCATGGTTGTCTCTCATCTTCACAAAGCCCTGTATCACAAAAAACGCTCTTTGTAGGCTCGAAAATACCCTTACCCGGGGTAATTTCTTCAAAATCCTGGAAATTGCCCGTCTGTCTCACACCTCCTGGAAGGGAGAAATCGTGTTGGACAAATGGGTTGATGTCATCAATGGCAGCTTCATCGTTAAGCATAAACTCACTCATTATTGTTATTACTTCAGATTATATTTCTTATCCACCATCTTAATTTTATGTTCGTCCCACATTTTATCCAAATCAACATTCAGCATATGTGCCAGTTGAAAAAGGTATGAAAATACGTCTCCCATTTCCATCATAACATCCGTTCCTCTCTCCTTTTTTAGATTCGTCTTCTTGTATGTTTTCTTATACTGGCGAATAGCCGAAGCGAGTTCACCAACTTCTTCCGTCAGGAGAAGCCATACAGTATCGATGGGGGCGCGATCCCATCCTTTAGACCGACACACCTTTTCTGTTTCACATTTGTATTTGTTTAGACTCATACTTATTCTACAGGGGACTCAAACCTTTAATTGATTCCAATTTTATTATTGTATTCAATCTTATTTCCAGTGGTACTGGTATTCATAGGTCGGTCCATAGGGGTACTTATGGTATCTATATCTTTCGCATACGCAATATACTGAGACACACCGGTTTGAATTTGAGACATGGCCGTAGATATGACACGATCGTTCATGAATTTAACCTGTTCGTTTATATTCGAATGGTGATCACCAGAGTTGTTGATAAAAACAACCCGCATGATTCCGTACAGGTCATCAGGGTTTTGATAATCGATGGAGATACCAGTTTTGTTCTTGAACGACTGACGAATTCCACGCTGAAGAAGATTCTTGTTGAAATCCGAAAAGAACAAAGTGTTCAGTGGGGTCTCACACTGCTGAATGGAATTAAGGTGGAGGTTATCACACATTTAATATAGTCGCCGAAAAAAATTATCCGTAGATATTAAATGCTGAACATCGCCAACTTTGACGAAGCGTATGCCACCAAACCCATTAATGCTGAACCGATTCCCTGTGAAGCCCCAAAATGTTTCGTGGGTTCTTACCCCCCTGTTGCGAAACCTGGTCAGGATGGACCATTTTTCGTAAACACGTATCTCATGCATCCCACGCGTAAATTTGAGACCGTTGGAACGGTACCTGTGAGAAGTGCGGATCTTAATTGTAAGAAGTAAGTTAAAAATAAAACTTGAACAGAAAGTATATGAGAGTCATTAAACGCTCAGGTCGTATTGAGGATATGAGATTTGATAACGTCACCAATAGGATCAAGAATTTAACGTCTGGACTTTCAGACAAATGTGACTCTCAAAAAATTGCTCAACAGGTTTTTTCGTCGATGTATGATAACATCACCACACAGGAAATAGACATTCTCTCCGCTGAAATTTGTATTGGTTTGATTACATCGGACCCAGATTATGAAGTTCTCGCCACCCGTATTATCGCCAGTAATATTCATAAAGTATGCCCTAACAACTTCCATCTCGCGATGCGAAAGCTCCAGAAGGCGAAAATTATCACAGATGAAGTCGTTGAGGTTGCTCAACAGGTAAAAGAACATATTAAAACCGATCGTGATTTTGATTTTGGATATTTCGGTTTAAAAACTCTCGAAAAAAGTTATCTTCAAAGGGTTGAAGGAAAGTTGATTGAAACTCCCCAATACTTGTTTATGCGTGTTGCTATCGGTATTCATGGTAAAGACATCCCAGCTGTTCTCGAAACGTATGACAAAATGTCCCAGGGTTTATTCATTCATGCAACCCCTACTCTATTCAATGCTGGTACACCACGACCTCAAATGTCCTCTTGTTTTCTTATTGCTAACAAGGGTGATTCAATTGATGGCATTTATGGAACTCTAACTGAGTGTGCACAAATTTCGAAGTGGGCTGGTGGTATTGGTATGCATATTCACGATATTCGTGCTAACAAGTCTCGCATTCGAGGCACCAATGGTCAATCTGATGGAATCATTCCAATGCTTAGGGTATTCAACGCGACAGCTCGTTATGTAAACCAAGCCGGTCGTCGTAAGGGTTCGATTGCTGTATATGTTGAACCATGGCATGCAGACATCATGGATTTCTTAGAACTTCGTCTTAACCAAGGTGATGAGGAGGCACGTTGTAGGGACCTTTTCAGTGCTATGTGGATTCCAGACCTCTTCATGAAGCGGGTTGAAGAAGGTGGTAATTGGTCTCTCTTCTGTCCCGATAAGACTAAGGGTCTTTCTGATGTATACGGTGAAGAGTTTGAGGCTCTCTACACAAAGTATGAAGAGGAGGGTCTAGCTAATGCAACTGTACCAGCTACAGAAGTTTGGAAGGCTATTCTTAAGAGTCAAACTGAGACTGGAACTCCCTATATGCTGTATAAGGATGCATGCAATAAGAAGTCCAACCAAAAGAACTTAGGAACGATTAAGAGTTCTAACCTCTGCACAGAGATTCTTGAATATACAGACAAGGATGAGACATCTGTGTGTAACTTGGCGTCTATTGCACTTCCAAAGTATGTAAACAAGGAAACGAAAACCTTCGATTATGACAAGCTTCACGAAGTTACCAAGATTGTCACCCGGAACTTAAATAGAGTCATTGATCGTAACTTCTACCCAGTTGAGACTGCAAAACGCTCTAATATGAAGCATCGTCCAATTGGTCTTGGTGTTCAGGGACTCGCAGATGTTTTCATCCTATGTGGTCTTCAATTTGACTGTGAGGAATCCCGCCTTATGAATGCACATATTTTTGAGACTATTTATCATGCCGCACTTGAAGCGAGTTCGGAGTTGGCTGAGATAGATGGTTCGTATGAAACTTTTAAGGGTTCTCCAGCTTCTGAAGGTATTCTTCAACCAGATATGTGGGAAGGTGAAACCAAATTTAGTGGTCGATACGACTGGGATGCTATGCGTGAAAAGGTAAAAACAAAGGGTCTTAGGAACAGTCTCCTTCTCGCCCCAATGCCTACAGCTTCCACTGCACAGATTTTGGGTAATAACGAATGTTTCGAACCGTACACTACTAATATCTATCTTCGTCGCACTCTTGCTGGTGAATTTGTTGTTGTCAACAAGCATCTCGTCGATCATCTTAAGAATGTGGGTCTCTGGTCTAAAGATATGAAAGACCTAATGGTTAAAGCTGGTGGTTCTATTCAGAATATCGTAGACATTCCTGATGATATTAAGAGTCTTTACAAAACTGTATGGGAAATTAGCCAAAAATGCATTATCGATATGGCAGCAGACAGGGGTCGTTTTATTGACCAATCACAATCTATGAATCTTTTCATGGAGAGTCCAACAATGTCCAAGTTATCTTCGATGCACATGTATGCATGGAAATCCGGTCTCAAAACGGGAATGTATTATCTTCGATCTAAGGCTAAAGCTCGACCAATCCAGTTCAGTCTAGAACCAGATTGTGTGGCTTGTTCGGCTTAAAGTTTTAGATTCTAAATAACACAGAATAATGGACAGTGCTATTGAAAATCTACAGATTAATCAGTTTAATAATAGAAAAATTGTCATAAGTACGAAACAGGGTACACCCCTACGTGTTCAGTTTCCTCGAATGTATATGCCTTTTGGTGTCTCCGGTTTTACACCAGAGGTGGGTCAAACTAAGTACAACATCGATTTCGCAATCAAGGGTTATGACGAAGATGGGAGTTATATGAAGAAGTTTTATGATTCCACCCGTAAACTTGAGGATCAAATCATCGATTCGGTTGTCGAACAGAGTGTAAATATTTTTGGTACTTCAATGTCGAAAGAAGAGCTTCTCCCCATGTTTAATTCGAATATTAAACAGTCCCCCGATCGTGAACCAAAGTTTCGTGTCAAGGTTGACACGACTATGGAAGACCAAATCAAACCGAACGTATTCGACGCTGACAAAAACCCGCTACATGATGATGCGACAAACGGTCTCTATGCAAGAAATAGTGGACATGCTATTGTTGAACTCAATAGTGTATATTTCTTGAACAGGAAATTTGGGTGTACGTGGAAACTCTATCAGCTCATCGTATACGAGCCACAAAATCTAAAGGGATTTCAATTTAAACTTTAGTTTTACTTAACATTAAAATACTATATATAGCCTGAGCCTCCTTGAGCAATTTACCCTGAACTCTGGTATATTTCTTTGGGTCCAAACCAAGTTTGATTTTAGCCATTCTTACGGATTCTGACCACTGAGTGAGTGTCATCTCTTACTTACTAGCTTTGATTATTTTTTTGTAGGTCTTGCTACCCTTCTTGGGGACGAGGCAGAAAGAGTCCTTCTTCTCAGCCTTCTCCTTCGCGAGGTCAATGAAAGCCATGAACTTGGGGTTCTGCTTGAGAGACTTCTTAGCAGCCTTACTCGCCGCCTTGGAGATAATACGTCCATCCTTCATCATAAGATCCTTCTTGGTGAGACCACCAGAGGTTGCGTTAGCGTTACCATGGAAAACTTCGGCGCGGGAACCAACAGTCATTTATATTAAGCACGGAAAATATTCTTGATGTCCAAAATAGATATTTTAGCTGTTGTCCTGTTCACAGGGATTTGCGTTTTTACACGGTCGTCATTGAGAACTTCTGAGCACACAATGGATTTATGACCTTGGAGTGCCATCATTTCTTCTTCCACACTCACAAACCGTGGACACTCCTTGTAGACCAATTTTTTAACGTAAACAGCTTGAGTTTGACCGGTTCGATGACTTCTACCAATCGCTTGTAATTCAGTTGCAGGGTTCCATGCTGGGGCTGTTATGTATACTCGAGTCGCCTCCTGCAAATTTAACCCCTGCCCCCCACTCTTGATCTGAATGATGAAAACGGCTCCTGGGGCTGCACTTTTAAACGCATTTATTTGCCTCACTCGTTCTTCTTTGGGAACTGACCCATCAATCCTGAAAACTGGACAGTCCAATTGAGATTGAATATAGTTCATTTCACCCCTGAACTGACAAAAGATGAGACTCTTCTCCTTGGGGTGTTCTTGAATCATCCTAAATAAGGTTTCCATCTTGTTCGATCGACCTTCCCATTTTGTTGGCTTGGTTCCATTCTTCGCACCGACTCCATTTAGATACATCTGTGGCCAAATCATACACTGCCTGGCACGGAGAAGGCACTCCAAAATGACCATATTTTTTGAGTTAAGACTTTGGGTATTTTTGAAGGCATCTTTGATAATACCCTGAGCCTCCAAAAAGACAAATTCGTAAAGAGCCTTCTCTTCTTTGAACATATCAAGTTCCACATTTTCAAAGATGCAGGGTGGAAGCCGAAGACGTTCGTTAATCTTAGCGAGATCATCCTTGGTTCGACGAAGGATGTAGATATCTTTGATCTCTTTAGTCCTTCCTTGAACATAATTCTTAGGAATTCCCAAAAAAATACAAAGAGACACAAAATCCTCCATTGAATTAAAGACTGGTGTACCGGTCACAATCCATTTAATATGTGTCCTCAAACGGCACACACTTTTGAACAATTTCGAAGACTTGTTTCGAATCTCATGGCCTTCATCCAAAATAACACGATCCCAAGTCACATAATGAAGTGGGGTGGATACACCAACCTCAGCACCTTTGATAGTGAGGAGTGTATATGGTGCAATGGTGATATGTGCATCATTACAAACCTTACGCTCAATTCCATCGTAAATGTTTACGGTAAGATTGGGTGCAAATTTTTGAATTTCCTCTTGCCATTGGGTGATAATAGATTTGGGTACGACGATCAAAGTGCGATCGCGTGGATTTCCAAGTATTGTAGAAATCAACTGCACACTCTTACCCAAACCCATTTCGTCACATAAAAAGCCTCCCTTGGGGCCATCATTTTGATTTTCCATTCCAAGCATCCATTGTACACCTTCTCTTTGATAGGGTACGAATAGACGCCCGTTTAGGGATTCTGTTGCAAGTTTGTATTGGTCTTCAGTCGTCATCGTAGAAGTCCTCCCCGGGGAGTGTCTCAATTTCACAGACAACTGGTGCAGGTTCTTTTTTCTTTCGAGTCTTCTTCAACTTAGGTTTTGGAAGTTCGTCTATGTGTTCACGGAAATAAAGTACTTTGTCCCAAAATTCCCTCATGACTGGGAGATAAGTCTTCCACCATTCACGATCACGCTTAACGTTCACGACATCAAATTCTTCTGGTTTAGGCCAATTTGTTTCTGCGGGCTTGTATTGGATAAAATCAGCTTCTTCTAGGTCTAAAATCTCCATACAGAGTTGAAGCTGTGGCATGTAATGAATAGGTACTTCTCCGGGTATGATCGCTCTTTGTGGAGGACATTTAATCTCCACGAGTTTACCGGATTCGGTGACACCATCGGGACTTCCACCCAACCAATCTTCAACTGGATGGGGGCAAAGACCAAGTTCATGAACAACCTCCCCATGCCTTTCTTCATATAGAATACGTGCTTCATCCTCATACTTCTCACCGTGTCGTGTAGCCGCATTTCCGGTAAACTTTTCACCGAGACCACATTTTTTGAGTAGAAGTCCTTCAGGTGTTTCGTATTTATTAACACCAATGGCTGTAGCGGCATCTGAAGCGGTTAACATTTTACCACGAAGAGCAAGCCATTCTTCCGATTTCTGTGCTGCATACTCACGCTCTAACGCTGCTTTAACATTCGGGTGCATGTTAACTTAATTATAATTGTATTTTTTAACCTCATCTAGGACTTGAAAATACATTTGTGCTGCATTTTGTTCAGCTTGTTTTTTACTTTTTGCAGCACCTCTCGCACGAAACATATTGTCGATGTAGATGTCAATATAGAATAAACCTTCGTGATGAGCACATACACGGTATTCTGGTAGTGGCCAGTTATTTACCTGACAATGACGCATGAGATGGTCCTTATAGTTATCATCAACCATGATAGAATTCAGATCAACAATCTCAGGATCTTGATAAATCCTAAGAATGAACTCCTTAGCATGGATGAGACCAATATCCATATAAATGGCACCAATAAGGGCTTCAAAAACATCCTCGAGAATTTTTGGATTGTTATTCCATTGGTTACGCATACCCTTTTCATCCATAATCACAAGTTCGTTTAAATTGAGTGTATTAGCAATCTTAGCTAGAGTTTCTCCACGAACCAGTTTTGTACGAGCTTTCGTGAGAAAACCTTCTTGACGACTTTCATAACGATCAAATAAAAACTTAGTGATAACAAACCCTAATACGGAGTCACCAATAAATTCAAGTGTTTCAAAAGATTCTGTAAACTGCTCATATTCTTTGATGGCAGATTTATGTGTAAATGCCTTTTGGTACAAATCAAGATTTTTGATCTTTGTACCAACAAGTTCTTCAATTCGGGTCTTATCAACGAAGACAACCATGTTTTATTATGTTTATGTTTTATTTTTTAAGCCTTCTTAATGTAGTGAGGAGACAAGTACTTCTGGAGGTTAAGGTAAGTAACAACAACGTCGGCGGGAGGAGCAAGAAGGTCCCGAAGCTTATCGTCGAGAATAATCTGGCGGCCGTTTTCGGGATGTTTAAGACCCTTCTCAGTGATGTACTTGTTGACAAACTTGGTAACCTCTGAGCGGGAGATGAGTTCTCCGTCGGGGAGGGCAAGAAATTCACGCAACTTAGGTGTGATTTCCTGCTTTCGGTTGAATCCGTTGTTCTCGGCACGCTTCTTAGCCTTCTCACCATCGGGATCCTCTTGGGTATTCTTAATCTTACGAATGAGCTTAGTCAAATTCTTGACATCGTTACGGAGAGCGGCAAGTTCGGTTTGAATGGTTTCAAGAGACATTATATCTATCTTACTCGTCTAACCTTTAAGTCTATGTAAAGGAGACCAAGAAGAACCACGATTGATGCAAGTATAAAAATGGATACATCAACACGATCTAGTTTTTCAACTACACCCCTTCCCTCTGGGTGTTTTATGATTCGAAATGGCATCCTAGTACCATCATCAGGACATCCACCAAAACAACAATCCTCCTGACACGGAATTACATGTGGTCCTCGACGCTTACCACAAAACTGTTTGGTTTCACCTTCGTATGCAAAGCATCTACATTCATCGATGATTCTACAGACCATATTATTATATCACGATATAATAATGGACGAACATATTTACCCGAAATCGATTATCGATAAATTCTTAAATGAAAATCTACTTTTTAAAGATGCCAAAATGAAAAAGTATTATGACCGAAATCTCCAGAGAGATCTCGGTAAATTTAGAAGTCGTGCACATACTACACACCGTAAGAAAGATTTCGAAAAACTCATGTATGTTCTGGTCACGGATTGTGTAAGGGATATAATCATAGAAACTGTGGGTGAGGTTTCCGAACACATGAAGAATATGGGTGACGTCATTGTTAGTGGGGGTGAGGCGTTCAATTTATACGTTGATTATAATGAACGTATAGTTACGAGTGATATAGATGCAAAATTTGTTCCTCGTATGTCGGTCAATCCTCAATATTTTGGTAAACTTCAAGCTACGAAGCTTATATTATGGGACAAACTAGGAGAGATAGCCAAACGCCTCGGTCCTCGGATCAAGAAAAGGTTGATTTCCATGCGAAAGAAACACCCTAAAATATTTAAGTTTTTGGGTATCAGCTTCAAACAGGCCTCACCTGTTGTCACACGTCGTTACACTCTCATTAAGAAGAAAAAGATGGGTTCTGCGAATAAACCCACCAAGGGTGACGTGTTCATAGATGTAGAATTATTCGCTCTCGACATGAATATTCGTTACTTTTCACCCGACTCTGGTAAAATAGAGGATTTCAATATAGGTGGTATTCTCGATATCCCATTCATGCGTCCAAAAGAATTTGGTTACGAAGTTGTTCTGTCGAGGCGTAAGGGTATAACGTATCGTAATCTCGATAGTGGTAAATTAAAGACGAATAACAAGGTATACATCGCGAGTAAAGAATTTTTAATAGAAGATATTTACCTCATGCAAAAACTGAAACTTAGACCAGAAAAAAAGGAAAAGGACCGTCAAAGACTCATTAAACTAGCTCGATTATTTGATAAAAGAATAAAGGGAACCGATTCGATGGAAGATGTTTTTAAAAAGGTGCGTTCTAAGATTGTCCGTAAAGGACCCGCAGCTACTAAAAAGAATGCACGTGTATCCATGAATCAGGCCAAGCGCGTCGATCCTAATAAGTACAAAAACTACACCACTAAACCATCAGATGAGAGATTATCGAAACAGATGGTTTTTGGTTTCAAATCCGCTGTTAAGAATACAAAGGTAAATGGATATGAAAAATCGAGTGGCAATAAACAATTCAATGTTAATACGTTAAAATGGAAGAATGTCACCAATAACTCATACGTAAAGAATGAGTACAACTTCAGACCTAAGAACTCCAAGAACCTACCAAAGAATTTCAACGTTTCAAATACGTTATATGGTTATAAACCCAGGAGAAATATGTGGGTTGAAAAGAACGTACTTAATAAGTCCGCCGCCATCCCGTTTGTTGGGTTAAAGAAATAAGACGCAACAAATACATAAATGATTTACAACGCCCCAGCCAAGGGTGAAGATGGTCTCTATTTCGTGAAGGCTCTTAACGATAACAAGCGAAAGTGTCTTATTCAACTCAATAATGTCAAGGTGGCTGATGTGTCAGGCGAGGTTGTATTTGAACTCGACTCCGAGGTCAATCTCAAGAAGATTGAGGATACCGATGCAGCTAATCTTATGGCAGCGAATGAGAATTGTGAGACGTGGTTCGGGAAGAAGCTTTCTGAGAATGTCATCAAGGGTGCGTACACCCCCAGTGTAGCCAATGGTCAGTTCACAGGGGATCGCATCGAGGCCACTAAGGTATTTAATGCACAGCAGGAGATGGTCGATTTTGAGATGGTGCAACCTGGTAAGGGTTGTAATGTCATCCTCGAATTTGCCGGTCTTTGGTTCGCCAAGAAGGCTTTCGGCTCTTCATGGAACATTGTCCAGGTCAAAATTCATGCGGACCCAATTTTGGATGTATACCCAGAGGGGTACGCATTTGTCGATGACGATGACCAGTAAAAATAATTTGTTAATATACTATAAAAGATGTTCGGTTTAAAAAAGGGTCGTAACCAAAATATGATTATGCTCCTCGCCGTAGCTGCTCTCATTTTTATTCTATTCCAAATGAATTCAAAGTCTGGTTATGCCATCGTTGAGCGTGAGTACTCCGCGTTCGGTGCTGCCCCCACCGCCGGCCCCTCCGTAGCCCCAGCCCCAGCCAATGGTTGTGGTATGGACAAGGGTACCGGTCTCGCGTCCTCTCTTCTTCCCCGTGAGGTTGCCTCGGATGAGGATTTTGGTCAGTTTGCCCCAGAGGACATCCTCAAGGGTCAGAACTTCCTCGAGCCTCGTCAGCAGGTAGGCTTCCCCGAGACTGTCGGTGGTGCTCTCCGCAATGCCAACCAGCAGATTCGCAAGGATCCCCCCAACCCTAAGGACCCATATGTGTGGAACAACTCCACCATCGTTCCCGATCTCATGCAGCGTGGTTTGTGCGCTTAAAGATTAGATACGTGAATAAATAACAATGAGTGACGTTTCTAATGAACTTTCCGCGAGTGTTTCTAAACTCGTAGACCTTACAAAACAACTTTCTGAAGCGAAATCTGATATCAAAGTCTTAAACCAGGAGGAAAAACGTCTCAAGGAGACTGTTAAGAAGCATATGGTTACCCAGGGTATTGATACCATTAACCTCAGGAAAGGTAAAATTAGTATTCGTAAATCTGTACGAAAGGCTGGTATCAATAAAGATGCGATTAAAGAGGGTCTTCTCAAGTTTTTTGGTGGAGATGAAGCTAAGGTTGAGGGGGCATTCAACTCTATCACAGACAATTTAAAGACCCGAGAAACAACATCTCTTTCATTAACTGGTATAAAAGAGAAGCCCGCTAATGAAAATAAGTAATAAACATGGTTTGGAGCCAATACGTATACGAAGCCGCTACCGGATTTGATCCTGACGTAAGCGACGACGATGAAAATATCGAATACACTCCTCTGAGTATTGAAGACTGGGAAATCGAATACTCAGATGAATTATGGCACATGTGGAACGTTATCAGAACTCTCATGTATGATGCCAAAATCGAACACACGGGTAAATTTTGTGATTTTGTTGAGTTTTGTTACAAAGAACACGACTCTGCATTACCACGAGTCACATGGGAATATCAGGAACAGACGATGTGGTATGAGGAACGACTCACCCATATCTGGAAAAATATCAGGCGCTCGATTAACGAGAATGGTGTTTATGAAGAAATGATGCGTGGTGCAACATTCAACGATTTTGTTGATTTTACCAAAAATTATATGCGTATATATTAAATGCTCCCCCCTAACCTTACCGCCCAAAAAGTCGCTATTCCCGCAGCCCTTTTTTTAGCGCTGAGTCCCGGTGTTCTTCTGACCACCGACGGCTCCAAGGTTTCTCTCATGAACCGAAAAACAAGTCAGATGGCCATTTTCTTTCATGCTCTAGTTTTCTTCCTGGTATACAGTCTCATCGCCAAGGCTATGGGTCTCGTTCTCACCAGGAACGATCTCATCGTGAGTACCGCGCTCTTCCTCGCGCTCAGCCCTGGTCTTCTTCTTACCCTTCCTCCCGGTTCGGGTGGAGTTCTTCGATCTGGTCAAACCAGTCTCAACGCGGCTCTCACTCATTCGATAGTGTTCGCGGTAGTGTTCGCGCTTTTAAGGCGTCAATTTCCTCAGTTCTATTAAATAGGAAGATGAAGTACCTGGTATTAGGACCAGCTTCTATGGGTATATATTCTCTAATAGGTGCTCTAAAGGCTAGAGAGACCGAACTTGCAAATGTCCAGGAAATTTCGGGGTCATCTGCTGGTGCAATATTGGGGTTATTCTTAGCGGTGGGGATGTCAGTTGATGAAATTCTTGAAACTTCTCTTTCAACAAATATCCCCAATTTTGTTAAAATACGTATAGGCTCATTTTTTAACAAATTTGGTTTTGTTGACATGGGACCTATACGTAAAAAAATAGTAGACATATGTGGTTCAGATCCAACATTTGAAGAAATAGATATGAAACTGTATATAGCAGCGTTTTGTATGAATACATCAGAGACTGTATACTTTTCCAAGGATACACATCCAGATATGAAGGTTATAGATGCAGTATGTATGAGTATGGCTGTACCTTTCATATTTGCGTGTGGTAAGTATAATAACGAAACTTATGTAGATGGTGGTATGAAAGAAGAATACCCGTTGACACCATTTTTTGATAAAAAGGCACACGAAATTACATGTATAAAAATTAAGATGAATCGTGTATATCAAGAGGATATACAAACACCAAAGGAATTTGTAGAAACACTCGTTCGATCGGCATTATCGAATCGTGTTCAGTACGATACACCTATAGAACTTATCGAAATTAATGTCGGTGACACAAATGTGTTTGATTTTAATATGAGTTATGAAGAAAAAATTAGATTATTTAATAGAGGTTTTACTTTTTTGTCAGCTTAATATAAATGGATGTGAATACATTCAAAGTAAGACTGGCAGGACTACCGTTTCTTAGTAAGTCAGAAATTCAGTCTTACCAACAGAGGGTAACACAGGGTAGAGTTGATCCTCAAACCCTTTATAGAGAAGCATTAGCTGTACATAAAAATAGACGTAATCAGGAAATATATAAAAAGCGTCGAGAACTTGAACGACGGATAGCGAATTTACCGTTAAACGAGGATGATCTGTATAATCTATTGAACATAGTAAACGATAAATCAAACCTGGACGATTTACACGATAGAGCTAAAAAAATAGTTGAACTTCGTAAAAAGAAGGATTTGGGTAAGAGAAGGGCCAAACTCTCGAATAATTTGGGAAAGATACAGATAAATCAATCTAATAAGACTGAAATTCTTAAAAAGTTTAACGAGGGGAAAAACACGATCAGAACTCTCATCGAGAATGCTAAAAAGCTCGAGAAGAAGAAAACGTCTGAACGTATTTCTAAACAGAGAAAGATACTTCGGGAATCCATCAAAGATCTCGGTATTAGCCAGTCAAATCAATTGAAAATACTGCAGAAATTTAAGACTGGTAAATCTGGGGTTAAGAACCTTATCGAAGAGGCGAAAAAAATGAAGACGGTCAAGGTCTTGAAGGGTATAGCTGGAAAACGTGCAGAACTAACGGAACTCGCTACAAAGTTAGGAGTGATTCAAAACTTTGCGAAACGCATCAAGGCTGTGAATACGAACGATAAGGCTGACGCACTCAAGGATGTGATAGAAAAGGCTGGTGAGAAAAAACGACTCACAGAACTTTCGAATGAGAAGGATAAACTTGTAAAATTGGCAAGGGAAATGGGAATTTACGATTCATTCGCGGGAATGATTTCTGGTGCGACCACTGTTCAGTCTTTAAATGTGGTTAAACTTGATATCGTACAAGCGAGTAAAATCGCTTTATCCAAACTCTCTAATGAGAAAAATGTATCTAGTAACTTTTCCAGAGCTATAAGTAATCTCAGATTTTCAAATCGTTTAATTCCTTTAAAAAAACGAATTGAGGAAGCGGGGGGCCAGAAAACACAGTCTAAAAAACGCGAAGCTGCTGATATACTGGCGAGAAATAAAGAAAATTTCATCGATTTTGTAAGGAAGAGTGCCATCCCAGATAACAAACGACGTGTGTTTATCAATCGTATGCGTTTAGATGATGTTAACATACCCAAACTCCGTGAAGATGTGGCCACGATGGAGAAAAATGTAAAAAATACAAAACGAAATAAAGAATTGAATGAATTATTGGCGTATATTAAAAATTTGAACATCGATAAACCTGGGTTCATAAGTAAATTCAAAACAACCAATGTACCTCTTAAAAATATAAAAAATGAGATAAATGATATCGTAAAAAATCAAGCTAATACCCAAGTGAAAAAGAATGAACTTGTTAAGAAAGCAAAACGAATCTCATATGAATTAAACATTACGGGAGTAAAAAATAAAAATAATATTAACGTCACAAACGAAAAACTTTCCGATGCGTATAAAAAGAAACTCCAAAATAATAAAAAGATATTATCTAATTTTGCCTTGCAGGCCAATATTGACATATTGAATAACCTGTCAGCCATAAACGACTTGAATAAGCTCAATAACGCCAAAGTAGTAATAAAGAAACGTACAAAGGATAAACTTCGTAAGATAGCGGAATCTACTGGTACAAATCAAGTATTACTCGCAAAGATAAATACAGTAAATACACCGGAAGATGTTAAAAATTTAACAAAAAGAATGAAATCTGTGATAAACACACAGATTAAGAATATGAAAGTATCTGAGAAAAAGGAAAAAGAAAAAGAAAATAGACGTCGTCGGGAGAATATGAGAAGGGAACAGGAACAAATATCTAAAAACAAAGAAGATGCGTATCAAAAGGAGAAAGCTCTCATGATTGAGAAAAAGAAACTTGAACGAAACGCCATGGTCGAGGAACAGAAGATGATTGGTCACCAGTTAGACATGAACGAAATTATTGAGTACCTGAATGAACTAGGAATTGAACCCAAGGATCACCAATATTTTATTAACCAATACACGACGTATAACAAACCTGTAAATGTTATCAAGAAAGACGCAAACAAGTATTATATGAAACTGTACCGAGAATATAGAAATAAAAATTTACCCAAATTAGTGACTAATTTGAAAAAATTAGAATTAAACCAATCTAATATAGATTACATCATCAATAAGTATATAAAAACATACATAGAATCTCCAATATTATTAACCGAGGCGAAGGGTATTGCAAATATACGTAAAGCTGAAAAGGGAATTCGAAACGACGAAAATTTTGCTGGTTATGTGAGTAGACTAACCTTAAAACAGGAAAACCGTGACAGAATAGCGCTCGCACTCGATGCCTATTTTGTAAATTTTGAACCCCTGATAAAATCCGCTACAAATTCTCATATAAAGACAGTTAACAATCCAAGAGCTACTCAAAGAAAAGAATTGGAAAATTACATTAATACACGGGGTCTAAGTAGGGTTAACAAACTAAAGGTAATGAAAAATTTCAACGCAGGTGTGGGTAATGTAAATGCTATGAAAAGTGTTATTGCGAATATTCACAATATGAGGAACGCAAAGAAGAATATTAAGATAAAAGCTAAACTCAACAAGGAAGCTTCTAATAAAGTCGCATTGAACCAGAAAAATGAAACCAACAAGTTAAACATACAACGACTCGAGAACGCCGAAGAACAAATGAAACGGGCTAACAATAAACTAAAAAAGAACCAAAAAATTCAGTTTAGGCGATACATAGTAAATCTTGGTCTCAACGCGAGTAATGAACGAGTAAAAAAACTTATTGATAACTACAATAAATTTCCAAATGATGTTCAACAGTATCAATCTAAAGCGGAATCTATAAAATCACTCGATGATGAAAGAGTGAGATTACTCAACCGGACCAAAGCCTTACCTGTAGATGAAGTACGAAATAAACGAATCAAAAACATCAAAAATTTAGATGACGTTAAACGGATGGATAAGAATATCACACGTGGATATGTCGATATTATAAGGAAGGAAATTTCAAACATAACTCTCAAGAGTCGGTTGGAGTTCAATCTTAACCTCGGAAAAATTACAACTGTGAATCAAGCCGAACGGGTTAGGAATAGACTCGTCAACGCCATTACCCGAAAGAAAAGTATGGATATGATGAAATTACAAGAAGCTATAAAACCCATGACTGCTGAAAATCAAAATATGATTTTACAAAAGTTTACTAGTCAAAATATACCCATCAATAAGATGTTAAAACGTGTTACCGAACTGAAAAATAAACGAGCAGATGAAAAATATAAGGCTGAGAGGGCGAGTCTGTATACATTTTTGGATAAAGAACTTAATATGAACGTCGAAGATAGAAAATCTATTCTAAAGGACTTTGATGAAGTCAAAACTCTGAGTGTCATGAAGACTAAGGCTACACAATTAAAAGACAAACGAATAAGAGATAAAATTGCAACGGATAGGAATAAGATTCAAAAGATACTTCAACCACTTAATCTGAGTAACACTGATAAAACTGCTATACTGAAAAATTTCAACACCACACCCGGTAGTGTGATACTATTTGAAACAAAGGCTAGAAATATCAAAAAGAAAAGAAACGATGAAAAAAGAGCGAACGAACGCAGTCAATTGGTCAAACATATGAATACGTTACAACTTTCCGAAACAAATACCAAAAAGATTTTAAATACATTCGATGGAACAAAGAATAAGACCTTAACTATATCCAGATTGAACGCGACAGATCTCAAAAAGCAAAGAAACCGTGAAAAATTGGTGGAAACTATGAAGACACTCATATTAACAAACGCCGTCAAGACTAATATTCTTAAAGCGTTCAGGAATAACCCTAACCGTGTTAATACTCTCATAACAAGAGCAAAACAGATTGATAGCAAGGCAAGAAGTCAGGAAAATCTCCAGAAAGAGACTAGGGAATATATAGTTTCTTTACAACTTGGTAACAAAAATACACCCATTTTACAAAAAATTAATAACAGTCTTACTCTTAATAAGGCACAGACACTGAGAAAACAGGCTGAAAAGATAAAAACTGAAATAAACGCCGAAGCACTCGAGAAAAAACGTTCCAATATCAGAAACTTTGCGAATGATATACAAATCACCGCTGGTATGAAGAGAACGTTCATAGACAGTGTCACACCTACAACAAATATTGATGCGCTTAAACGAAAAATACAGGTTGCAGAACGCGCATTGAAGAATAAAAAATCCACGCGCGGACGACTCAAGACTGAATTGCGTGTCTATCTTAACACTCTCAACTTGACGAAAGAACAAAAAGACAGACTCGAAGGTAATGTCGGTAATAATACAAAAAATATCACAGCGTTGAAAAAGAAGGCCAAGTACATAGTCGAAGCCAAAAAGACAAATATAATTGAGACTGAAATGCGAGAGGCGAAAGCCCGTAAAAACAACATGACCATGAATGCCAGGAAACGTGAACAACAAATTAAAATGGTCAAGTCTGCAAAGGCTTTTAAAGCTGACCAAAATAAGAAGGAACGTATGAAATCTAAACCTCGACTAGAAAAACATCTATACAGTCTTGTTAATGTACCCCAAAAACGAATTGACGAATATCTCGAAAATTATATAAATGGTAAAAAAACGATTCAGCAAATTACAACTATTTCTAGTGCTAAAGATAAACAATTTGCAAAAACTAAAAAACGTATAGCTATTTTAATTCCAAAACTTCCTATGAAAAAGGAAATGAAAAATACTTTCAATAAAAGACTCAAAACAAAACGAGTTGATATAGACGAATTGAAAACTAATATTAAAAACACCATAGTTAAACAGATGATACCGGCGAAGGAAAAGAAAAATCTCATAAATCAACTTTTAGCAAAAGAATAATTTTAACAAAACATCGGACAAACTTTTTTGTCAGTTTAATATATAAGATGGACACGTGTGATCCAGATGCGGAAATAGCCGATCTCAGAAAACTCATTAAGATGAATACTGGGCACTCTATTAAACTGACAAGAGAACAGATATGTCAAGTGTATGACGATATCCAGGGAGGTAAATTACCCCTACCCCCTCTCATATTCAACTCAAGGATGGGTTATTTAATTGATAGGAAATCACCGTTGACCCCAGGTGATTTCGATGTATTATTTGGTTCAACTTCGAAACGTACCGATCTTAAACGAATTGCACGAAAGGTGGGTTTAAAGCAGACGGAACAAATGACCAAAAATCAAATTTTTGATGCTATCGGTAAGCGCTTAAGGTACATGAATGTTCATGAACCTATTAAGATTTCCAAGAAGCGTATGATGATAAGTAAGTCTAACAACGCAGCAGCGAACAACGCAGCAGCGAACAATCTTGGGTTGAACAACACAGCAGCGAACAACGCAGCAGTGAACAACCTTGGGTTGAACAACGTTGGTGGGGGAAACAGAAACTCAAATTTGAACAACGTTGGTGGAGGTAATGGAAACTCAAATTTTAACAACGTTGGTGGAGGTAATAGAAAGAGAAATTTCAACACCAACTCGGCGTTTAATAACACGGAAAGAAACAGAAATGTAAATTCCACGTTTAACAATAGCAAGAAGAACAACGTTCCAAATTCTCAAGTATCTTTCCCCAAAAAGAGTCTTTTCGCCACCATGAATAGACCCGATTTTGCTAATGGGAATAAGGGTAAGACGTCTATGTTCGGCGGATTATTCGGTGGTTCTAAAAACAATACTACCAACTACATCAAAGCGAATACATTCAACGGTAAGAAGAATGGTTACGTATTCAAGACTGGTAATAAGGGTACGGGATACTATAAGAATGAAGGGTCTGCCGTTCCTTTCCCGGGTGGACAGGGACCCCTTCCCAAACCAGCTAATTTCAATAAAACGGTGACTCCCGTAGCCCCCGTGGGTCCCAACAACAAGAAACCCAACAAGGTCAACAACAAGCCCAATAAGCCTGTGAACAACAAGCCCAACAAGGTCAACACCGGTGTGGGTAATAACACAGTGAATAACAAGCCCAATAAGCCTGTGAATAACAAGCCCAATAAGGTCAACACTGGTGTGGGTAATAACACAGTGAATAACAAGCCCAACAAGGTCAACACCGGTGTGGGTAACAACACCGTAAACAACAAGCCCAACAAGCCCAATAAGGTCAACACTGGTGTGGGTAACAACACCGTAAACAACAAGCCCAACAAGCCCAATAAGGTCAACACTGGTGTGGGTAACAACACCGTAAACAACAAGAACAACAAGCCCAATAAGGTCAACACTGGTGTGGGTAACAACATCGTGAACAACAAGAACAACAAGCCCAATAAGGTCAACACTGGTGTGGGTAACAACATCGTGAATAACAAGAACAACA